TATCAGATGCGTTTGAATGACTTGTATGATTTTACATCTACACAGTTTTATCATTACTATATGATACAACAACACCTTTCTACCATTGACTTTTTGTTAGAAGGTATTAAACCAGTAAGATATCATGCAGTGCAAGATAGATTATATCTAGATTTTGACTGGCCACAGGATGCACAGTTGGATCAGTATATTGTTATCAAAGCATGGAGAGCATTAGATCCTGTAACGTGGACAGAGATATACAATCAGATGTGGGTTAAAGATTATGCCTCTGCTAAGATTAAGAAACAGTGGGGACAGAATCTAACTAAATTCCAAGGAGTGCAGATGCCAGGTGGTGTCACTCTTAATGGTGAAATGATTTACAATGATGCAGTAGAAGAGTTGAAAAATCTAGATGAGCAACTACGCACCACTTGGGAAACACCACCTCTAGACATGATAGGATAACATGGCTACCAATTCTTTCTTCACACAAGGCACCACAGGAGAGCAAGATCTCGTTGGAAATCTTGTTGTCGAGCAAATTAAGATGTTTGGTAAGGATGTGTATTACATCCCTAGGACTCTTGTGAAGAATGATTCTGTCTTTGGTGAAGATACATTAAGTCAATTTAACGGTGCATTTCTTATAGAAGCATACATTGAAGATGCCTCAGGATTCCGTGGCGACGGTGATATGTTTAGTAAATTTGGTGTAAGGATATCTGACCAAGTTACTTTTATTATCTCACGCACAAGATTTACAGAAGCAGTGGATGATAACGCACAACTAATTGTAGAGGGTAGACCAAACGAAGGTGATCTAATTCACTTTCCTTTAGCAAATAAAACTTTTGAGATCCAATTCGTAGAGCACGAAGTGCCTTTCTACCAGTTAGGTAAAGTGCACGTTTGGGGATTACGTTGTGAGCTCTTCGAGTACAGCGACGAGGACTTCGATACTGGTGTTGCTGCTGTAGATGCGATAGAAGTAGACTTCTCTAACGCAGTTACTGTCAACTTTGCAGCAGGTGGTAGTGGTGACTTTACAGTTGGTGAGATCGTTGCAGGTGGCACATCTAATGTCACAGCAGAGGTTAAGTCTTGGGATTCATCAACCAGACAACTGCAGGTCTACAACAGATCAGGTATATTTACGATCCCCGAAACTGTTACTGGCCAGACATCAAGTGCTGCATGGACAACTGCATCCTACAATACAATAAATAATGTGAATAGTGAATTCGATCAGAATTTTGCCTTAGAGACTACTGCTGATGGAGTCATTGACTTCACTGAAAGCAATCCATTCGGTGAATTCGGTAACAAAGGGACTACAATCTAATGTTAGGCACATACTCATATCACGAAATCTTTAAGAAGACAGTTGTCGGATTCGGCACACTGTTTAATAACATAGAGCTTCGTCGCACATCTGGATCTAAAACTGAGGTTATGAAAGTGCCTCTTGCTTATGGTCCTAAACAAAAGTTTCTTGCTCGTCTTGCACAACTAGGAGATCTGACAACAAAGGATAGGACACAGATCACACTACCTAGAATATCATTTGAAATTCAAGCAATAGCATACGACTCTACAAGAAAATTATCACCTACCTCATACATAAGACATACAACAGGAGATAAAACCAATAAAGGTTTTATGCCAATCCCATATAATGTTAACTTTGAGTTGGCGATCCTATCTAAAAACCAAGATGATGCTCTCCAAATCCTAGAGCAGATTCTTCCTCACTTCCAACCTAGTTTCAATATTACTATGAATCTAGTTGCTGAGTTGGGAGAAAAGAGAGATTATCCAGTCACACTTTTGAGCGTTGACTACGATGATCAATACGAAGGTGACTATGATACACGTCGCACATTGATATATACGTTACAGTTTGTCGCAAAGACTTACTTATACGGACCTATCAGCGACAAGTCTGGTGAGCTTATCACTAAGGCGATTGTTGATTATGCAACCGATAGTAAGGTTACCGCTCCTAGAGAGGTGCGTTACACAGTTGAGCCTGATCCTGCTAACGCAGATCCAGATGACAACTTCGGATTTAATGAGCTTTATAGTGAGTTTACAGATGGAAAATCAAGAAACCCAACGACAGGAGCAGACGAGTAAGTTTGATGGAATCTCTGATGCATTAGACATCGAGACAGACATCATGCCTATCGAGAAACCTGCAGTAGAAAAGGTAGAGGAGATTGTAACCTCAACTAAAGCACAGCTCAAAAAAGATTATGAATACACTCGTGGAAATCTCTACTCTCTAATTGAGAAAGGACAAGAGGCAGTAGACGGTATCCTTGAGTTAGCACAGGAATCTGACCAACCTCGTGCGTTTGAAGTAGCAGGTCAACTTATCAAACATGTCGGCGACGTTGCTGACAAGTTGGTAGATCTACAAAAGAAAGTTGCAGACATAGAAGCACCTAAGAAGAAAGAAGTAAATACCACAAACAATACTATGTTTGTAGGTAGCACTGCTGACCTGGCAAAGTTTCTAAAGCAGCAACGAGATAAATAGAAAGTATAGGAGAATCTTTACCCCATGTCAGTACTTAATGTAATCGACACCCAAACTATCACTGCAAGTCAGTCTGGCTATGTCGTGGTGAAATCTGGTGTCCTTCGCGTCCTTGCGACGTCAGCGTCTTCAATCCAAGTAGATGCAGGACCTGCTATCACTTTGGTAGCAAATGAGTCACTACTAATCTCATGTGGTAAGGCAAAATCTGCTAAGATTGCAGTAGCGACTGACGCTGCAGCAATGGTAGTTACTGCCGAAGGATTTTCTGGTGGTGGACGTCACACCTTTAGTGTTGGCGATTTCATCCAAACAGTTGACGGTGGTGACACTGATGGATTTACTTCTGACTTTGAGTCAGCAGCAGCATCAGGTAAGAAAGTTACTGCTGTTACAGCATCTACTATCACAACTGATTATGATTCATCAGCAGCAAGTGGTAACTACACTCTCAGTGCAGCAGACGCAACTGCAGGCACCGTGCCACTCATCCAAAGGACAGTTAAACTCACAGCAGGATCTGCCAACGTTATCGTCGAGCAAGTCCAAATCGTCGGAGGCTAACACATGCCCGCCGTCTCCAAAAAACAACAAAGATTCTTCGGGATGGTTAGACAAGCTCAAAAGGAGGGTCAGGCGAAAGCTTCCTCACCTGAGGTTGCCAGAGTTGCTGCCAGTATAAAAAAATCTGATGCTAAAGATTTTGCATCCACTAAACACAAAGGTTTGCCTGAGAAAAAAATGAAAAAGGAAGATTACAAGTATCCTCTATACGCACCTGCTCACAAGGTGGATGAGTTTCATGCAAACAAAATTAAGTTGGATGAAGAAGAATACGATCATTACAGAGACAGGCAATTAGAAAGAGGCACATGGAAAGGAGGTGGTGGAAGACCTTCTACAGGTGGAGGAAATAAATCCAAAGGTAAAACTGTACTTCAGAAACAAGCAGAGAAGAAGTATGGCAAAGGCAAATCAGCATTAGACATGGTAAAAGCAGACATCATCGCCAAGCACGGCAAAGGTGCAATTATGGACACCTCTAAGAAAAAGAATGAAGAGGTGGAGATTGATGAAGCAAAGGTCGATATGAAGACCCCAGACTATAAGAGAGCAACCGTTAGAGATAAGAGATACGGTAATCCACATAAGTCTTTTGCATTGGGTGGTGGTATCAGAAAAGATAGAAGAGCAGATCACGAAGCAAGACGTGGTGTAAAAACTAAAGGCAGACCAAAGAATCCACATACAGTTGATGAGGAAGTAATCAACGAGAGAGGTGACTATTGGCATCCTGATCCAGAGAAGGATAGGAAACTTGGAGGACCTGGTGCAAACCAACGTGCTCGTGAAGATCGTGCTGCAGCGTCTAAACCCAAGGAAGATCCTAAGAAACTTCGTAAGGGTGAGTCCTACATGGATTACGCTAAGCGTCAACCAGGTTACAAAGCACCTGCTAAGAAGAAGTCTCTATTAAGTCGTCTTCTTAAGAAAGAAGAATTTGTTGATGAAGCAAAGTATGAAGCAGGTGCATCAAACTATGGTAAGATGTCTATCAGAAATAAAAGAGCAGTAGGATATGGTGGTAATGCTGCACCTCCTGAGGAGAGAAGGAAGGCACATGATGAGAGAATGAAGAAGCATAAAGCAATGAAAGAAGCAGTATATACAGGACCTGATAAGAAAGACAGAGCACTTATCAAGAAGATGGATAACAAAGACTATGCTAAGAAGTTAGCAGACTATGAAAAGAATATGGATCCTAAGAAACGTCAGGCACTTAAGGATAAAGCAACTAAGGGTATGAAGTTTACTCACGAAGAAACAGTAAGTGAAGTAACTGCAAAGGAAAGATTCAAGAGAGATGCAGGTGCTATTGCTAAGAAGAAGATGCG